CCATCGGTATAGTTACCGTATATCAGCCTGTTGCCCATTATTGTTTGGGCCTGTGCCTTTAGTGGGACGTTGTCGTACAGCCTCAGTAACTCATCCGATCCTATTACAGAGTATATCTTACTGTTCGTGAACACATACTCCTGCGTTGCGTTGTCTGCCCAGCCGTAGTCTTCCTTCTTGAACCTCTCTATTACATATATCCTGTTAGTGTTAGAGTCCTTATACAGCAAGTCAACTTGAACAACCCTGTCACTCCCTGTGCTAAACTTTACCTTAGCACCGTTGAATGCATTAGACATACCAGCGTTGTCATAGCTTCGGGTATCGAACCTAAAGTTTGATGGCTGGAATGCAGGTAGACTGAATAAAGAAGTCGCACTGTACTCGTTGTTTATGTACCTGTACCTGTAGGCAAAGCTTATAAACCTGTCCTCCAAATAATTTTCTCCACCCACCACATTGATTAACTCAAACGTAGGTGCTGTCAGTGGAACTTCGCCAGTTGCTGTCTGGTCTTCAAAACCAGGTGGCTTTAGTATCACAGATATATCCTCCTCCTCTATACCATCCACATCCCCCGTAGGAAATTCGTATGTGTCGTTTACATTTATTCTCCTTGGTGGATTCTTTCCGTCCGTAAAGAACAGTAAGTCCTCGATCTTATCTACGCCAGTTATTAAATACTCTGGGTCAAACTTTAATACGTCAAGTGTTATCACATGGTATCTGAGCTGATTGTTCTGCGTGTTAAACGACACCACCATATCAACTACACCATCGGTAGCCACTGTGTTAGCGGGGTCATGAACAAACCAGTACATAGTCTCCAGCTGCCCATCGTCATATGCACCTAGGCATGTTGCCGAGCTTGACAGTGACTGCCCACCATACTCTAATGTAGTCAAGGAGTTGTTGCCCTTTGAGTTCTCTACAGCACCTATCTCAGTGTTTTCAGTAGAACCCAGACGCACGTTTATAGCATCTACATATTCACCTGGTGGAAGGAGTCTCTCGTCCACAGACTTATTCATCCTACCTGCAATAAAGTTTGTATTTATTATTGGCATATTATTATTTTATCCATTTATCCTTGCCCCTCATGTTCATCAGAAGCCTGCCAGGGTGTATGTTACTTAGTCTTAATTTTGCGTTCCTTAGTAGTGATGACTTATCTTTCCTTGCCCTGTTAACTACATACTCCTGCACACCAAGCCTGCCGTTTAAAATAGAGTAACGTATGTACGCATATATGTACTCCTCAAATAACTTATTTAAACTAACAGACGCATCGTCTCCGTTCTCCATTCCGTCAGATACATACTCTAATACCACTGACATCATACTACTCCCTGAGCTAAAGTTTATTACCCCTGCCTTCTTGTCTATATTAAACGTAGGGTTTGAGTTTGCTGTCTCTGTATTCAGACCAAACCTTGCACCAACCTGGTAGTCAAAGTACCAACACCCCTCTACATTCCATCCCTCCTGCCCGTCATAGACACTGTTTGAGTTTAGGTATATACTCCTTGCACCACCCCTTATACGGGCTAGATCTATTTCACTGTCCTGAGGGCTTAGTACGTTACCGTCTTGGTCGAATAGTAGGTTAGACTCGTTGTCTTGTAGGTAGGCCTTGGCGTAGCTTGTCTGTATGTTTTCAGTCAGTGGACGCAGTACACCATTCCTCCACTCAGATATCCTAACCCAGTTCACAAAGTCGGATGGCAAAACAAACCTATGGCTACTGTCTAAGTCTAGCTGCAGTATCTTTATCTCCTTGAGTGCATCGTAGTTTAACTCCTGTATACCACGCTTTGCATGGAACAGTACCTGAAACCTGTTCAGGTTGTTAACCAACTCGTGGTTTCCTTGGTATATAAGCATGAAGTTATTAACTATATCCTCTAATGTTACATACTGGTACGAACCCCAATTCGCATCGTTAGGGTTTCCCTCGTTGTTTGTGTAGTACTGGTACTGATTTATATATGCCATCTTAACTTGTTTCTTGTGTATCTAATGCTTCCTGTCCCTGTGCAAACTGTACAACATCTGCTTCCCTTATTTCTACTCCCGCATACTGTAATATCTTATTAACTAAGTTAGGTTCATCTGAAAGCGGTAGCTCAAAGTCTTGATACAGTCCATCAGATATATTAAATATAGGGTCGTTACCAGAGGTCTCTAAGTAAGTCCAGCTAGGTACAAACGGATACCTAATATACTGAGCCAATACCTGCCCCTGTTCGTATACACTAGATGGGTATATCTTAGAGCTTAATGCGTTCTGAACATACGCAGGGTATGTCAACGTTGGCTTGGTTAGTATAGAGTTATCTAGTAAGGTTATCTTAGCCTGTGTTACCTTCTCTGCTTCCTTTAAGTTATTAGGATTATATACTGCGTAGTCTATAGGAGACGAAATAATATTTGTACTTTCCACCTGAAGCTGTGTCTCTGACACCACGCTCTCCACTAATGTGTTTGTTGGTATACCCCCAATACTATACCCCACAACATCTCCTGGAAGTACTCCGCTTGTTACAAAGGTAGCGTTTGTGTCTAGTATCTCGTTCTGACCAACCGCAAAGCTGGTTGTAGTACCCGTAGCCCTAATCGTTTGGTAGACTAACATCTTGTTAAGTAGGTAGTAGTCACTTCCGTTTAGTGTTGCGGTAGGGAGAAGGTACGAGCTTTTATTTAATGTAGCCGTACTCTGATTTTGTAGGGGTGCTAGTACCGTAAACGTGTCTATAACCTCCTCTAGTCCCTTTACTATATCTGCGTAACCAGTCCCTGAAGACCTGTTATTTTCTCTGTTGATCCAGTTGTTGTACTGATAAAAGTAGTCCTCAAACAAGTCCATCTGGGCTTGTAGGCAGTATAAGTTAAAGTCTTGGGGAGATAGATATCCGTAATTGTTTTTATTGAGTACAGCTAACACTGTATTTCTCACAGAATTTATCATCGATATTCTTTTTTACAAAGATAACAAAAAAAAAGAGGCCTAATTTTTTAAGCCTCTCTCTTTGTTATTAACTATTACTACTTAAGCGTTTCTTTAATAGCTTGTAAGTCTCAATACCATCATCTGTCTGGAACAATGAAGCCACAATGTAGTAGGGGTCTTCACCAAACGGAACGGTTAGTAACTTAGTTTTATTCTTTGGTAAGTTAAAGTAAACGTCTTTACCTGAGTTCCTAAACGACAGGTAAGAGTTATTAAAGAACTGAACAACATCATTGGTCAGGTCTAGCATAGGATCGTTTATGGTCTCCATAAAGTCATGTGGACTGTTTCTTGCATAGACAAGTACATCCCTCTTGATCTCAGCGGTAGACATCTTGTCAACCGAAACCCCGATCAATACCCTTGCCACAGCCAACAACTTATCGCCCTTTAATTCCTTTGCAACAATCATTGCATCAACAGCCTTCTCTACCATCTCCAGCTCCTTAGACGCATCCCTTGACTTATCTACAACCTCATACACCCTCCCATTAGACGGGTGGTAGTGTAAGAACTGCTGCAGTACTTGGTTTTGTTTAGGTACGAATAGCATGCCATCCTCGAATACGATAGGCTCTAGTATAGCGTTACCATCCTGCTCATCCTCGAACGGACTCTTTTGGTTTCTCGCATACCTCAGTGGCCTGTTAAGTCCCTTACCCTCATCGAAGTGTAGCAAAGGTGATCTCTTAGAGTGTCTTGATGACAACATATAGCTGAGTGGCGCACGGTCTTGTTTTAGTCTGTAAGTTTTGTCTACAAACTTTTGTGTTTTTTTCATTTGATATAATTTAATTTAGAATTAAAAAAAGGGGAGACTCTTACATCTCCCCTAATATTACTACTTATTATGCATCTTGGAATAAGAAGAAGTTGTTTGCGCCTAATACACAAACTGCTCTCTCTGTCAAGAAGTTTACCTCCATAGCATCCAAAGAAGATGTCCTTGCTCCACCAGCTGAACCAGTGATCCAAGTTTTGTAACGTCTGTCTTCAGTCTCAGAAGCTCTGTAACGAACGTGTAAGAAAGGACGCTTTGCATTCTTTCCTAGTACCTGGTCGTATACTGTAGTCGAACCAGCAGGAACTAACATTCCGTTGATCGCACCGCCTACAAGACCGCCTCTCATTGTTGGGTCGTTAAGATACTTCCAGTCAGACTTATAGAAGTCATAGCCTCTCCTGAATCCTGAGAACCCAAGATTTAAAGCCATCTCCTCGTCATTGTCAAACAGTCCATATGAAGTGCCACCAGCCCCGTAAGAGTTCTGAGCAGCTAACATGTCGTCCATATCAAACGAGAAGTTTCTGTTCACGAAGAGAACGTTCTCCTCGATTGCTCCCTGCTTGTCTAGCCTCTGTATAATAGAATCAAACTCAGCAAGCGTTGTTGGATTACCTCCACCAAACACGTTACCTCTCTGACCCACTACGTAGAACACACCCTCTGAACCGTTAAGGTTAGCTTGTGATAGTCCAGCTCCAGTACCTTGGAAGAAGTCTCCTGCCCCAGAAGCAGCCTCTGCAGGCACGGCCTCAATCATTGCAGTCTCCATGTAGTCCTCGAAACGTAGTCTCGTGTCATGCTCAGACTTTAGATACCAAAGGTATCCGCTTACTCCGTCCTCGCCTGATACCTCAATCCATCCAATCTGAGCCATATCAGAACCAGAGACAGCATACTTGTCCTTGATAATTATTGGCTTGTTGTCAAAGATTAGGTCGTCAGACTCGTTAGATCCTACCATCCCCTCAGTTCCCTTGTTGAACTCAGACCCGTAGATAAATATATCACAAGCTACATCCGCTGCCATTGTCTGTCCACCTGCCTCGTAGTAGGCTATTGTTACCGTGTTTGGTGCGCCAGCTGTAGGAGCTACCGTGATCACACCCTTATTAGTTAGGTTAGACCCAGCTGTCTTGTCGGATATCATTACCGTCTGTCCAACCCTCAATGATGCTGTATTGCTTCCAGCTAGGGCAGGGTTAAAGTTACTGATGTTGTTAGGAATAGTCCACACCCCAGTTAAAGCTGTAGCTGCAGCACCTGATGTACAGTTTTGGTATTTTACGTGTAGTCTTCCCTGCTCTGCCCACTTGATAAGGTCAGAGTTAGAAGGCATCTCTGCTCCCACTAGTCTTAGGAAAGATGATACACTTCTATTTCCATATCTCTCAAACTCTTTCTCGTAAGTATCGGGTAGATACTGATTCAAGAAATCAAAGTTTGTGATATAGTTACTTTCCAACGGCACTTGCTGTGCTGATGGCTGCAGGTCGAAACCTGGCGTTGCATTTACTGCCATAATTTTTTACTTTTTTTTTTGTTAATTATTTTTTTAAACTTCTAATTTTGAGTCCCTTCCCGCTGCTTGTGTCTCCAACAGAACGAATTTTCAAACCATCTTTTGATGAGAGCTGAGGTGACTTACGTACATCCATGTTTATGTTCTTGGACTTACGTGTAACGTCATCAACCGCTGCTGCAACACCTTGTTCATAAAAGAACTGAGCAAACTTCTCTGGATTCATAGCAACCGATAAGGCCCTGTGGTAATCCTTTGTCTCGCTCAGTAAACCCTCCTTGTCTACAAACTTGTTTATAAAGTTGTTTACGTCAGACTGTTTGTTATACAGCTCTTCTGCTGTACCTGGTTTGTAATTAATCTTCTTTTCACCGACCTCAAATTCAAAACCTTTGAACTCGTTGTTAAACACTTCCTTAGTGCGGTTTAAGAAGTAATCATATCGCTTCTGATTTTGTTCAGCAACAGAATTAGATTCGTTTATATACTTATGATATGCACTTAAGTTTTCTTTCTGATCTTCAGATAACCCACCCCCACTTGACTCAAGAGGAATTTTATATTTATCTTTCTGTTCATTAAAAAACTTACGTGCTTTCGCAAGTTCTCTTTTCTTAGCCAGCTGTCTCTTCTTGATATCCTTGTCGTCATCAAGCTCATCATAGCCAAACTTATCATCCATCAAGTCCTCGATGTCTATCGCATCTAAACCCTCCTCATGAATAGCCATGTAGTCAGCTAGTATAGAGTTCTCGTCCATGCTATCGTAGTCCTTTTGTAGTTTATAAAAGTCCTCAATACCACGCCCAGTCTCTTTCTTATACTCAAAATACTTTAACACATCATCAGGCAACTGCTCGTTTGACTCTCTCGTCTCGAACAACTGATCAACTGAATCAATGTCCTTGTTATACCTTTCCTTTATATACGACAGAACACTGTCGTCATCTATAGTTAATGGCTCAGGTGTAACCTCTGGCTCTTTAGTTATAACCTCTGGCTCACTAGATACAGTCTCTGCGTCAGCAAAAGACTCTTCATGTTTCTTAAGTAACTGCTCCTCTATCTCAGCCTTTGATTTTTCTTGGTTTCCACCAACTTCTTTTACTTGTAAATTCATTTGATTTAATTTTGTACAAAGTTAATACATATTATATAATAATATTTTAGCCTACCTTGGGTTAAACTCAGCTAGATCAAAGCCATCTAAACTGTCCTCGTTAGACTCAAAGTTTATTGGTGGCAGGTTTCTCTTCCTCTGCTCAATCATCTTAGACTGCTGCGTGTTAGCCTGAGTAATCCTGTCAGACTTAGCCTTCTCCCTTGACTGCTCCCTCATATCTATCTGCTGCTGTTCTAAGCCCCTCATCTGCATCTGGTAGCCGAACTCAATCTCCATCAACTGAGCCTTTAGCTGCGCCTCGTTCTTTAGCTTCTCAATATCCATAGCAACCTCTGCTTGCTTTATCTGCATCTTAGCCTGTGTCTCTGTCTGTATCCTCATCTGTTCGGCTTGAGACTGTGCCATTACTTGCTGCTGTTGCATCTGTGCCGCTGCTTGTTGCTGCTGCTGTACTGCCTGCTGCTCTGCCTCCTGCTTTCTTTTTCTCTTAACCTTCAATAGCTGGTTAGCCATCTTTAGGTTATGTATCTCCCTAATGTCAATAGCGTCCTCAAGGTTTATATCCTGCTTGGATAATGCCATCTGTATGTTCTGCTCAAGCATAGCCTTCTGCTCCTCGTCTGGAGACATCTCTAGGAATATACCAAAGTCATACAAGTAGAAGTCCCTTAGGTCTTCTAACAGCCTTAGGTTGTACTTACCAATCTGCATAGCAAACTGATTCTTAAAGTTTGAGTACTCCAATATATCTGATGTCCTTATAACAATACCCTCAGCCAAACGCTTTGTTATATATAAGCTGCTGTTAAGTATGTGTCTAGTTGCCGTGTTAGAGCTTAGTGCAGCGAGCTTCTGTACACCAACCAACGCCTGTGGGTTAGGGCTTGAAGCATCCCTTGCCTCGTTCAATCCAGTAACCGTCCTAATCATGTCCATGTAGTGATTATAGTTACCTATCAGCATCTGTAGCTTACCTGACCCACTGCTTGATGTAAGCTGCTGTATCGGCTGCCTTGCGTTATTAAACTCACCGTCTTGGGTGTAAGACCTACCAACAACAGAACCTGTCTGGAAGTATAGCCTCAGTGCATCCTCAGGGTTGTAAGCGTTACCTGTACCCAAGTCTACCTCGTTTAATCCATCAGCGTCTATGAACACACCGTCTGGTACAACACGAGAAACTACCTGCTGTATCTTTAAGTGTGTCATCTGTATAAGGTCTGCAAAAGGAATCATACGCCTCACTAAAGATTCGTATACACCCTTGTACATCCTTGGCGCACACGCAACATAGTTAGGCAGTGCATGCTGAGAAGCTGACTTTGGTCTTACCATGTTTTCAGCTAACTCCCACTTCAATAAAATGTTTGTACCCATCACCATGATACCATCGTACCATACCTCTATATTCTTTTCTACCCTCTCAAACTTACCCTCCTGCTGCATCTCAATGGGTGGGTTAAACTGGTCGTCCTTAGCCACAACCTTGTAACTACCGTCTGCCATCTCCTTCTTCTTGTAAACAAAAGAGTGTGTGGTCTTGTAGTTAAAGTACAGCAGGGTGACTGTGTCACGCTGGAACATAGAGTTCTCGTAGTACTGGGCGTTGTTGTAGTAGTTATACCAAGACTGACTGTATTTAGATATCTTATCCATATCCTCGTTTGATATGTCTGGGTCTATCTTAACAAGTTCTGCCATAGGTATAGTCTTTACCTCACCCCAGTAGTAACAGTCCTTAAAGTATGGATCTTCTGTATAGCTGTACACAACGTTTGCAGGGTCAACATAATCTAGCTGTACCCCTTGTCCTGGTAGGAACTGATGCTTTGCCATACTAACGCCAAGCGTCATAAGGTCGTAGTCGCATCTCTTTCTTATCTCGTTGTATTGGTTCTGGTTTAGTATGGTGTCTATAGCCTCCTCCGCAGCAATCTCTATAGCTGGCTTATATTTAAGCTGCATATATAACTGAAGTTCCTCATCACTCTCAGGCAGCTCAGACTCTTCCGTCTGAAAAAGGTTTAGGTCAAAGTCTTGCTCTATCTGTTGAAACAACGGACGTGCAATCATCTCTCCCTCTATCATTTTCTGAAACTCATCCCTCTTCTCCGCTGACATAGCATCCTCTGCAAAAGCTTTCACCTTAAACAGCCTATCGTTTAATCCGTTTACTACTATGTCTACAAACTTAGGTATAACTGGAACAGGTGTCCAGTCTAGGTTAAGGTAACTTAGGTCTCCGTCTACCGCAATCTCGTTCTTGTACTTAGCCACAGACTGCTCACCACGGGCATACAGCCTTAGCCTATTGAACTCCCCCCACTGGTTGAAGAACCTACATGAACTATTGTCCTTCCTGAACCACTCGTACTGTATCGCCTGCCCTATCTGTAGGCCATACTCCATCGTATCTTTCTGTGCGTCAGTAACAAACTGATCAGGAAAAGCGGCTTGATTGATTTCTATTTTTACCTCTTTCATCTATTTATTATTCTACTGCGGGAGTCAGTGTTGTTATATGTTGCAAATTTAATGCTTATTTTTTTATTTTCTTTTAACGGTGTATATAGGTGTTTTTGGTTAGCCATTATAGCCAGACCTGAACTTATAGACGCATCAAACTTTGTCCTGTTGTTGATATCAAACTTTGCCCAGTCCTCTAAGGTTCTTTCAAAGTATACGTCCCCCATGTCTCCCTCAGTTCTATATATACCAGTCTCATCTAGTCCTACATATTTTTCTATATAAGACTCAATAGCAGATGCGTGTGACTGCTTTACATCCTGGGATGTGTTAGGTATACCACCCAACTCCTTCTCTGTCTTAGACAGCTTTGAGTAAGCCTTGTCTGGTCGGTTTAAAGAGAACCCTCTATACCCCCTGTTCTTGAAGTGATACAGTAAACGAGGTTTATTGTTCTCACATAGGATAGGCATACCAAAGAACACACACGCCATCAACACCTCCTCAAAGAATATCTCAGCAGTCTGAGGCCTGGCTATGTACTCCAAGAAGAAATGATTACTTGGTATCTCCTCCATAGAAAACTTAGTCAAACCATGCAAAGAACCATTAGACCCCTTGCCCACAACTACTCCAGATATATCGTAGGAATCGCATCCAAAAGTTCCAAGGTGTTCGTTGCCTGGAAAAAATCTACCATTCCTCCTTATTACATTATTCTGTAACGCAGGTTTAGGCATGTAAGTTACAAAAAATCTGCCTCTTTTATTTGGAGTCCAAACTACCTTGCTGTCCTTGATGCCATCCTTCCAACTAAACGAACCCTGAGTTACAAAGTGTTCCCTTATAAGGGAGTCGTTGTAATCTATCTGTTGGTATATCTTGGTTAGGTTAAATATAGACTGCTTACTCTCATCCCTAAAAGCATGAGACTCGCTACGAGGAAACTGCCTGTAGAACTCATTAAGTGCATCGGGGTCTGATGTTAGAGAACTAACCTCGTTGTCCCAGTAGTCAATAGCACCCTGGCTAATAAGCTCTTCGTCAATACCCATCACTGGCTTGCTTGGTGTCTTTAACACAGGCATTCCATACTGGTCTATAAACCCCTCCATGTTCCACTCCATAGGAATGAATAGGTTATACAGGCCACTCTTAGTCTGTCCGTTTGAGTTCCTCTTAGATACATCAGAGTCGTAGTATAATTGTTTAAAATTCCTCCCACCCTTATCCAAGGCATTAGACGTAGAACCCATCATGCACTTACCCACAACCTTACTACCCAGCCTGAGACATGTTTTAGTAACACGCCAGTTGTTTAGTATATTGTCTGGCTTGTCCCACTTTCCACTCTCGTCATGTATAAGTAGCTTTAGCTTCTCACCATCATAGCTGTTGTCTGAAGTATTCTTCCAGTCAATAGTGGTATCAAGCCCCTCAAGCTTTTCCTCTTCGTCTATGAGGAACATATTCTTTTTTGTAATCTTAGACGCAGGGACTCTGTAAGCAAGCTCTGTCTTAGGCTTATCCATACCGTCCTGTATAGGCTTAAAGAAGAATGGGTAGTTGTTTGATATGGGAACAACCTTGTCTGTAAACATCTTCTTTGCATCAGACCCTGTCTTTGACAGTATACCTACACGAGCATCCCTAGCAAGCGTAGCCATGTTTACACACTCCTCAGAACCCATGTAAGAAAACCCTGACCTCCTAATCTTTAGGTAGCATATACCAAAGCTTCTCTTGTCTGCCTTGCAAGCCTCCCAGTATATATAGAACACCCTATTGGCCTCCCTAAAGTCTGGTAGTCCAACATCAATCTTAGTCCACTGTAGATACATATAATGAGAACCTGTAATATATGTAGGAACTCCATTGTTATAGAACCAGTAACCTAAGTCCCTCCTATTAAACTCTTTCTCTATGTAGTCCACCCACCTCTCCTTAAAACTAAGGGGCATGTTGTGCCACTGAAATATTGTTGATATCCTCTTTAACTCCTTGGAGTACTCTGATGCCTCCCAGTACTGAGACGCTTTTTCAGTAGACCTCTTGTATGGGTCTTTAGGTGTATGTGGTAGGGCAACCTTTAGGTTGTTTATGTTGTATATATCTCCGATAGTCCCGTCACGAGATATAACCACGATATCATACTTCTCATCGTAGCCATAGACCCAGGACTTGTGTCTGTTCTTTAGCTTCCTAACGCTTGAGGGTATAGTGTCGTTTACTTTTGTGTATAAGCTATTTTGACTTTGATTCTGCAAATCCTTTTGGTAAGTTATTTTTTTCTCTTTCCACGCCATTGATCCTGTCTTCCTCCTCCTGTATACGCTGAAGTATATCGAAGGCATCAAAGATAGCAAGCTTCTTAGCAGCCGCAGCGTTCTTTAGTCTGTCAGCCGCAAGCTCATCCTCTGGGTCTATCTTTATTATCTTCTCGTTGGCTACCTGAATCAAGTGCTGCACAGAGTTTTTTCCTGCTTGAATTATCTGTATCTTTAGTTCCCTTATATCCATACTATAGCTTGATGGTTATATTGCTGGTGTACATCCTAAACAACTTCTGGCCCTCTATATCAAACATGTACTCACTGAAAGGCTCGAAGCATATGCTGTCCCCCTTCTCTAAACCAAGCTCTACTAACTGGTCGTTGAGGTACACTAACTCTCCATGTAGTGGCTCTTCTTTTACCCCGCTGCCTATAATGTAAGAGTCCTTCTTTTTGATTGGTTTTACAAAGCAGTACTTATCAAATGCCTTCCACTCATCTCCCTTCTTGTATAAAAAGAACTGATCGAAGTCTACAATAAATAGGTTATCCTTGAGCCAGCTCCTGCCACTCTTCTGCCTGCCGTATATATCGTTGTAGTACTTGAATACATTGTGGTGTACAAGTATAGTATCTCCCTTAGATACCTCTCCTTCGTACCCCATGGGTACGCTGACTACCTCTGCATAGCGATTAGCTACGGTGTGATCCTCCTCAGATACGCTGATGATTAAGTCCCTATCACCGTATACCCTTATGTTGTCATAGCGCCTGCCCTTTACAGGCTTTACAATAAATGAGTATGGTGATTGCATTAAAAGTTTATGTTGTACTCCAGCGATATAGGCATCGTCTTCTTGAACTCCTTCCATAGCAAGACCTCGTCCTTGTTACGAATCCATATCCTATAAGAAAAATCCTCATGGTCATACTGAATCAAATGGATGCAGTATTTTCCACCTAAAACATCCTGTCCCGCAATGTAATGCATTGCCCCAGACTTATAGTCTGCTCCTATGGATATCTTTCTTATGTCCAAAGTATTAGATTAAAATGAAGTACCTATCGTTAGTACCCTGTAAAATATATTAACAAACATCTTACCATTACCATCAGCTGGGTTGGATTCACACTTTAACCTAAGTGGACTTCCAGCACCCATGTGGTAGTTTGAAGATGGCTGAACCAGTTTATATACCCGTTCATTTACGGTGTTCATATCGACCGCAGGAATAGTTCCAAGTGCCACAGTATTATCAGGGGTATATATTATATACGCAACTGGAGAAGTATCAAGGTTTTCTGCCACCACCCGTAGCCGTGTTTCGGATATTACGTTTGTCACCACCGTGTTAGTTACAACACCTAGAATTGTATATGTTGCTATATCTCCAGGCCTTACCCCGCTTGTTATAAACGTAGCAGCGTTGTCTACTATTTGATTCTGAGGGTCTCCAACTGGCCCTGGTGCTTGTCCCGTTGTAGTCCCCGCAGCCCTAATCGCTTGGTCAACCGCAGACACAAACTCTAGTGGGTCAGTAAAGTTATATGCAGTTGTTCCTGGCACAGTGTTTACAGCTAAAGATATAACATCTATAACCTTATCAACACCAGGGCTAGGTATAATAACCTTGTTTGACGTAGATAAGGATAACAGGTCAGCAGGTGTTACCTCCACGTGGGCAACCAGTGTATCAATACCAAACTCTTGCTGCAGCTTGCCTATGGTACAGGACTTTGTCATTAACTTATTATCCTTGTCGGTTAATATTATGTAGTCATCTGTATGTAAGGTAGCAATCTGAGGGTATGCCGTTGTGTTACTTATCCGTGCCATGTTTTATTTTTTTTCTTCGGGTTGAGTTACCTCACCATCCTGTAGGTTGATGGTAGCATTCTTCCCATATTTTTCAGCAAGCAATAGTTCCTGATCCTTAAAATCTTTTTGTACCAAACCAATCTCTGCGGTAAGTTGCTGCTGTTGAATTACAGTGTCTGCAATTGCAACCTTTATTTGCATGAACTTATTGTTTAGCTCCTGTATAGCTGTTAACTCGTCTGCGGTTAACATCACCTGTTCTTTACTTTTACTCATTATATTAAATTTAATTAGTTATCAGTAACACAAAGATAGTAAATTTATTGAGATTTTAATGCTTCTATTTCTGCTTTTAATTCTTGTATTGCTTTTACTAATATAGGAACTAATTTACCATAACTCATTTCTAGTTTATCTGGATTTGAATTGTATACAAGCCTTAATGTATCATCATCTAATTCTTGTACCTCTTGTGCTACAAATCCAAAATCTTTTTTGCCCTTATTACTAGAATGAAATTCTACTTCTTCATAAACTGGCTCTTCATTTTCATCAAATACCCCATTCCCATTTTCGTCTTTAACTTGTTGTAATTTTATTTCTGAACGATTTGCCCAAACAAATTCTCTAGGTTGTAAACTATCAATGAAATCTAATCCGTAAGTCAAATCTTTTATTTCTGCCTTATCTCTCTCATCTGATAATGATGTAATAGATGTAACTGCACACCTCAACGTACTTATACTTGAATTACCAAGTGTAAATTCATTTGAAACAGTGGCTGAACTTGCCGCTGAATCATTTCCTATTAAAGTATTGTTTGATCCACTTGTTAAATTATTTGTACCAGTATTTCCGCTATTAGTTCCTATTAAAGTATTGCCGCTGCCAGTTACATTATAACCAGAATAGTAACCTAAAGCTACATTGTCTGTAAACGTACTTCCACTATATAATGATCGATAACCAATTGCAGTATTTAATGACCCAGTTGTTTGCCACCACAAGGCTTTTCCACCGAATGCCGTATGATTACTATGCTGTGTTGTAAGATAACACGCTTGGTGACCTACTACTGTAGATTCTTGTCCATGATATCCTCCTAGATTATATAATGTTTTTGTTCCAATAGATATACTGCTCGCCATCCCAAGACTTTGTTGTGCCGCTTGAGATCCAATAATTACAGATTCATAATTTGCACGAGAACTATTTCCAGCTTTCCATCCGATCATAACTGAATAAGATAAAGTTGTTGCACTCTCTCCAGCCTTTATTCCCAAGAATACATTTTTGTTGCCACTCGTTAATGAATTACCCGCATCATTACCGATGACTAGATTGTCTGCTGGATTGCCGCTTAATGTAGTTGGTACATTAACAAAATAAGAGGATGTGCCGTCTATCAATACATCGCTTAATCCATTTAAGCTTGTTGCACCACCTCCTCCACCTCCGCTACCATTAGCAGCAGCAGTTATTCTACCCTGTGCATCTACAGTAATATCAGCAGCAGTGTAAGAACCTGCAGTTACGGCAGTATTATCAAGGTTTACTGTCAAAGTGGTAGATCCCCCAGCAGTAGATATTCCTGTACCCCCAGCTATGTCTACAGTAGCATTATTTGTTATAAAAGTAGGAAGTCCAGTATCTCCTTGTAATCGCCAACTATAAGAACCAGCAGCATCTATCCAATCTGTACCAGTTACTGTAGAAGACAATACTTGTCCATTAGTTCCTGGTGAATTATTTGAGTCATAGTAAGCACCTGTGACCCTAGCGTTTCCATTTACATGAAGTTTTTGAGTAGGACTTGAAGTGCCTAGACCTGTACTGCCTCCTATTTCTGCACTACCGTCAACCTGTAAATCATTGTAAGTTGTGATATTCCCATCAGCAGTAATATAACCATCTGAGTAAATTCCTGTGTCCCCATAAAGTACTCCATTAGATAATATATTTCCAGTTACATGGAGTGGTTGTGATGGAGTTGTAGTTCCTATACCTACGTT